GTCTCTTTCCGCCCCCGGTCATGCTTTTTTAGGAAAAACCGGAGAGGCGACAACTATCCTGACACCGGGGGGTAACGCTTCGCCCTGGTGCCAAAAGCCAGAACCTGGCGGCTCAATTACTGGGGGAGGGGGGTGGCGAGAATCTGCGTCAGGACGTGCTCGTCGCTGGCGGTCAAATCGCCCTGGATCTGCGCTTTGCTGGCCAGACTCTCCAGCCGGCAGCGTGTGTCCGGGGTCTTCTGCACCAGGTAGCTGATCAGTGCCGTGCCGACCATAGCGATAGTCAGCAGGTTTTTGGGGGGTGTGCTAGCCTTTGAATTGCTGCTGCTTGGGTGTTCCGTCTTCATCGCCGTACTCCTGGTTGTGGTGGGTGCTGGGGAGCTGCAACTCCTCAGTACCGTTCTCTTGCCAATATCGTCGGCGCCAACAAGTGGTACCTACTACCCTGTCCTGCGCGCCAAGTGAATGATCAGGTCTTCCAAATCGACAGCGTCTTCCGCCTCTAACTGCCACTCCAGTACCGCCTGGATCTGCTCCCGACTGCACTGCAGCACCATCATTTCCCGCTCACCCCGTGCAGCACGCACGTCCAAAATCTCCAGAAGCCCGTCTACGGCATACGCATCGGCATGTACTACCGGGTAGCCGTGTTCAGTTCGTTTAAGTCCGGCAATCACCATGCTGACCGGATCGACAGCAGGATCGAGCGGGAGCTCGCTCATTACTTGAATCTGCATGGCGTCCTCTCAAGTTTTGAAATGCCAGCAACGCACTGACTGGGGTATAGGGCTCATGGGAGTCCGCGCCTGTAGGTTTGCCCGAATGATGCTCTCGGTAGGTTTGCTGGCGTCGATCATCCTGTGCGTCCTGCCGTCCTTGAGCATTCGGCGCAGGGTGGCCAGATCGGGAATGCGTTGGCGATGCTCATGCGCGACCTCGGCAAACTGGTTGAGGTTGATGGCGATGACGCCGGGATTTTTGCTGTGATTGACCAATGGGCTGCCAGGCAGGGATTCCAGGTAATCGAATACCTGCCAGAAGTCGTTCAGTTCTTGCGGATCGGTGGTGATCGCCGCCTGTCTATCGCTGGCCATGCCGCTGATGTACTGGCGGGTCTGGCGCATCATCGGCTCAGGCACTGTCAGCACCAGCTGCAGACAATCCAGCAGTGCGAGCAACATGCTGTGGTTGCGGATGATGCGGTCCGAGGTGAGTTTCTTACTGGCCCACAGTTCGGCCCGATATTTCGGATAGACCTCGGCGAAGCGTGTCATCACCTTGTGTTCGGCCTTCATCGCCTTAACCATAAAGTGGCTGACGTCTCCGATCTCGGTCTGCACCAGCGCGTCAGCAGCTGCCCGACTTTCCTCGGTGATGATGGGTTTTGCGAAGTAGAGTTTGGTAATTCGACTCAGGATCGCTTCATGACCTGAGACGCCAGCGTTCTGGGCAATGACGATCGACGCGCGGAAGGGCGGCTCGTAGGTGTCATTGCTGTTGTTCTTGACCCCTCGGGTGCGCAGCAGCCCTCCGCCGTAATAGTCCTTGAATTCGTCCCATTCAAACGATTTGGCGTTCTCGGCATCGGTGTTGCGATCGGCTTCGAGCAGCACCAGCGGTATATTGGACACTTGGCCCATCGCACGGCTGCGCCCGGAGATTGATCCTTTGGCTGGGTCGAAACCTTCATAGATGCGGCCGAACAGTTTCCACAGGAACTTGATCAGCGTGGTTTTGCCGGAATCTGGCTCGCCGGACATTTCCAGAAAGGGAAAACTCTCGTAGTCGGCGCGGATCTGTTCGGCAAACAGGGAGCCGAACCAGTACGTCAGGGCGACCAGACCTTTCTCACCGAAACATAGCCAGAGACTCGCTAACCAATCGTCGCGGTACCCCTTCGAGGTGCTGGCCATGCTTATCTTGATCGACTTCATCAGGCATTTGACGCGTGTCTGACCGAACTCGAAATAGTCTTCGTCGTTGGCCTTGTAGACATTGCCGCCTTGGACGGCGTAGTCGTTGAAGATGTACGCCTTGTGCTCTTTGCTGTAGCCAATGAAGTCGATGGTTTCGACCGTTTTCAGACTTTCGGTCTGACGGATGACGATCTGGTCCAGATGCTTTTGCGTGCCGAGCCACGTCGCGCCGGCATACATCAGGCGCGCCTTGAATTCGCTGCTCGACGATATCTGTTTCGGTGTAAAGGTGAACTTCTCGGGGGCGTTGTCATTGGGTGTGTCTACCTGAAAATAGAACCAGGCATCACCGGTCACGTCGTTCACTTGCTTGTAAAGCGCCTCAAAATTGCAGTTAGCAATCATCTTCAAGGCGCATACAGATTCCAGAACCTTGGTTCGTGCCTGTCGGTCGTTCAGCAACTGATTATCATGATCGTCACTGTTTAGAAGCGCCCGCTGCTCGTCCTCCAGCTTCGACAAGTCGAACTTCGCCCAGTACATCCTGTTGGCAAACTCAAAATGGAATTCCGAAGTGGAGTCTTCCCAGGTGTACATCAAAATTGCCTTTTCACGAGGCGAGGGAGCCAGCAGCAGATCACCTTCGTGACGAGCGACGTCAAGATCACGCTGGCGACGCTGCTCACGCTTATCAGTATCTTCGAAGCCCCAACGCTGGTGAAGGTCGTTCCAGTCAACCTTGCGGCGACCGTTCTGGGGCACAAGCGCTGCCGCACAGGAATAGCCTAGTTCTCGTGATTGCTTTACCCAGCGCTGCAGGTAGCCCCGGGCGGAGGGTTCGTTGTCCAGCGCCCAAACCAGTAGGGGGAGGTTGTTCTTGCGTTGAGCTGCGAGCTGTTCCAGAGCCTGAGCGGGGTAGCTGGTGCTCGACATGGCGGAGACTGCCGCGATTCCGTTCTGCCGCAGCGCTACGGCGTCGAAAATCCCTTCGACGATCCACAGTTCATCGACGGTAGCGAGGTCAACATCAGGCGGGCACCACCAGTGGCCCAAGGCGCTATATTTGGGTTTGAAGCGCGCTTTCATCTTGCCGAACCGAGCTGGACGGTCGATCAAGCGTTCCCAATAACCGTCGTTCGGTAGCGGGAAACGGATGGTTGCACTCGAATCGCCTGATTCGTGGTTAACGTAGTTTTCCTGGCTAAACCATCCGGTCATAGGGCCGACGTCGAAGCCTCGGGCGAACTCAAGGTAAGCCCGAGCCGTCACTGTTGGATCATTGTCTGTCGCAGGCGCACGCTTGCTCCAGTCTTCGAACAGGTCTTCGTACAGATCCTTCACATGCTCAATGTGACCGCAGCGCTCCGGTCGGCCGCAGCGGATCTGCCAAGGGTTATCGTGGCGAGCGTACAGCTCTTTCTTCTTGCATTTTGGACAGGTGCCGCCTCGCATGTAGTTAGTGCCGGTACGCACCTTTAAATCAAAATCGAGCTGCAGGCGTTCTATGACCTTGGCTCGTAGTTTCTCTTTCATTACGGTCATTACTTAACGGCCTTCAAACTGTGGGACAGGGCTGCCATAAGGCGCACTTGTGCTGCCATTTCTGGGACACGGGCGAGAATCGCGCCATGACGTTGGCCGTCCGCGACAAAGCGGTATCGATCGTCGTACCAGTATTCGTTGAGCCTTAAGCGGTACTGTTCGCGCAGGGCTTCCAGCAGCGCCTTGGCCTGGGCTTTAGGCAATTGGGTGGTGACGATCACGGCGTTGGCCATCGTTAAACCTCGAATTCGGGCGCAGCTCACCCATACCCACGATGCAATTGGGTAGGGCTCGTATGTATTGGTTGGTATTAGGTGTTGGTGACGCGGTAGCGGGTGCAGTCGATTGATCCGACGATCCGTTCAAATATCAGGCTGACGGGGATCGCCCACGCAGTACCCGTTTCAGGATCAACGATGACGGCGTGCGTGGAGGTGCTGCCGGCCGTATCGATCCGTTGTCGATCACAGATAGCCGTAATGTCGCTGACGGCAAGATCAACGATCCGTGAGGCTATGTGATCAACCACGTTGAAACCGCTGGTTAGAAACAGGGTGGCCCGCTCACGCAAGTGATAGTCATACGTCAGGTGTTCGGCATGATGACGCTGCAGGAATTGCACCGCCGCTGCTTTCAGTACGTCCTGAAAATCCTTCACTGCAGGCGAGTTGTTCATTGCGGTGTCCCTGACTTTGCGCGGTAAAGGTCGATGGCTGCCAGCACTTCGGAGTGCCGCGCTGCCATATGGAGGTTGTGAGCATTGAGAATGTGCTCTGCCTCGGCCTCACTGATGCAACCGTCTGCGAGTGCCTTTGCGATCTCCTGGTCGACGCAACCCCGCTTTGCTGCCGCTTGAATCGATAGGGCATACATTTCGACGTTATCCAATGTCTCAGGATCAGCAACAGGGACGAATAAGCCGCCGTACATTGACGCGACGTAGTTTGGTAAGTGTCGCGTCCCTGCCTCTTGCTCAAGCTGAAACAGCTGAGCGTCTGTCAGCGGCCGACTGTTGTTGTTCTCATAGGCGTGATTGTCGAACTTCTTTAATGCCAGACCGATTCGAGCGGCTGCGCACTCCCGCCCACCTGGATAACTGCAGATGATTGCGCTGACTACTTCGCGGCGAGTCTTTAGAACTGCATTTTTCATGTTCTGCTTTTCCCTGCTCATCGTTGCACTTACTCTGTGATCACGCCGTCTTTGATCCCCAGCAGAACGGCAGCCCGATGTGCCTCTCCTCGCCGACCTTTGATACGTCCATTAAGAAGATCGCTGACCAAATTCTTGTTCAATTCATGAGTTCTGCTGAACTCGGCGATGCTCATTCCTTTCCGATCAAGCGCTGCACGGGCTTGCTCAGGCGTAACTGGCACGGGCATAGTGTTCCTTCCTGTTCATATGTGGTTGTGTGTGGTGATTCTTGGTCAGAAATTTGCTCACGTCAAGTGGTAATGGACAAATATATGCTCATTGCTGAAGGGGTTGGTGTACGTCTCCGGGAAGAGCGTGAGCGGTTGGGGCTGTCACAGACGGAATTCGGCACATTGGTAGGTGTGAGCCGAGGAACACAAAAGAACTACGAGCTTGGTACTGCTTTGGGTGCACTGGACCTAAAGTACTTGATGGCGCTTGAAGCGAACGGTATCGATGCTGGATATGTTTTAACCGCGCAAAGAAGGTATGGCCGAGGAATTACCTCTGAAGAAAGCCAAATTCTCGCCCAATACCGTTCAATCACTGATGGGGATCAGCGTGCACTCAGGCGTTTTCTAAAAGCTATGGCAGATGACGCTGAATAACTTCGTTACCATTCTGGCAATCGGATCTCTGTTTCTCCATTCACGACGCCTTTCTTGGCCCGATACAGCCTGCTCTAAAATGCATATCAAGGAGCCTAGGCATGTTGGAAATGGCAGTTGTTTCACGTCAAGTCCGTGATCGGAAAGAGAACTCGCAACCTTCGCTGTGCCAAAGTGAAAAACGATTGATTCAGCGCTTCCGTGAGATCACACACCAAGAGAAACAACAGGTGTTGCGTTTGGTGGACGTGCTTGCCCTGCATCCAGAAGCGGAATAAGCCTGATTTACGTACCGCCAATCTAAGACAAGCGGTCTGCGTTACGCGACCGCCTGTCTTCCCAACTGCTCAAACAATTCCTTCTGTTTATCCGGTGTCAAATCACGTAACCGGTCAAACAACAGCACATCCAGCTGCTGTGCAGACGGCCTCAGCGTGTGTGAAAACATCAAGTTGGCCACCCATGTGTGTCCACATTTCGCATCAAGGCACTGGCAGTACAACTTCACATAAGCCCTAGTCACCTCCTCCCGAGAGCTGATGCGTCCCTTGTGGCCACACGTTGTGCAATAAATTCTCATGCTCCCTCCCCAGGGCCATCTTCTCGCTAGTATTTTGCCATACTCATAGTGGCATTATCTGTGGTTTCGGTAATATCAAGCCGTTGCAGGTGTCACCGGCACCAACTGCCACGAGAACCGCCGGTCTTCGCGCAACGTTGCATTGGCTTGGTCGAACAGCTGACAGATCGGCCTGATCTCATTGCTTGTGTAAACGCGATCGATCTTCTCGATGTCGCCAAATCCCCCATTGTTCTCCGGGATGATTCCGGCCAAAGCCGGGTTCATGCGCCAAGCCGCGATCACGTCATTGCGCGTGATGTTCTTCACCTTCTCCAGTTCGTCCTTGGCCTGGAAGTCGCCCACCGGGATGATCTGAATGGCCTTCTCGGAACCGCCTGGAATGTTGACGAACATCGATCGGAAGTTGCCCACGCCTTTGCTGGCCGTGATCTGTGCACGCAACTCCTCTTCGTCCTCCTCGGTCAGGTTCGGGTCGTTGGTGTAGAAGATGTATCCCGCGTGCGCGCCGTTGCTGTAGTAGCGCCGGCGAAACAGCGTCGCGGCTTCGTTGAGCAGCAGCGCCTGCAGGCCGCCCAGGTACTCAGGCACGCCATAAATGTTCTGCTCTACGTCGTAGTTGAGGACGTGCTCGATCTCGTCGGCGTCAAACTCGGTTTCCTTACCGCTTTGTTCCAACTGGATGAACCCACCGTCGACCTTCACACGCATGTTTATGGCGGGCAGGTGCCGCAGTTCCAGGGTCTGGCCGATCAGGTTGGGTACCCGGTAGAAATACGCTTCACCAAACACCATGAAGTCCAGCGCCGCCCGGCTCATATCAGCCACTGACAGGCCGGATGAAGGGATAAATTCACGCAGCAGCAAATTGCGTTTGAATCCCGGTATCGCGCCGTGGTGTGCGTTGGCTTTGAGCAGCTTGGCGAGCCCCCTGCGTGAGACTGGCGGCGTGAAGATTCGACCGTCGTCGCTGGCGAACACGCCCAGGTACTGCGCGATGTTGTCGGTCAGCACGGATTCCGGCGCGCCGAACGTGAACGCTCGCATGGACCCCTGTGCCGGTTTTTGCTGATTCAGTTTTTTGCGTCTTGCCATGGGAATTTGATCCAGTGAGTGCGTAGCGACTGCGCCGCTTTTTGTCCGTGTTGAGGGGTTCGTACTGCAGGGCGTGCATGACCGCCCAGGCCACGTCGGCGTGGCCGGTAGCGTCAGTGCGGGACGCGCTGTAGGTGACCT